GCAGGTGTTGGCTCAACAGACGTATTGGTAAACGCTATTCTGTCACCTACGGTTGCTACGGTAACTGCTGGTACGGTTCAGTACACCATCATTTACGCTGTGGCTAACTCTAACGGCTCACAAGTTCCTGTTTCAGCTTAATCTTCTAAGGGGGTTCGCCCCCGTTTAAACTTTGGGAGATTATTATGATGCAAACTGACGTTAAAGCAGCGCATTTAAACAACACTGGATTTATGCTGCTGGGTCGCACACGACTCAAGGCATTATCTACGGTTGGCACTGCCCTTGCCGGTACGCTTGATGTGTTTGATACAACAACTGCGCCCGTTACTACGGCTACATACACACGTTCAGGCACAACTGTTACAGTAACAAGCACGGCTCACGGATTGGTGACGGGCGATGTACGAGGATTTGCCTTTGCCAGCGCTTCTGGTATTTCAGCTACAAATGGCAATTACACGGTTACTAGAACTGGATCAAATACATTTACGCTTACTGACATTAACTCAGGCACGATTGCAAGTACGGCTCTTGCGTACTCAACGCTTTGGTTGAATTCATACGATGTGGGCGCAGGTGACTTGTTTGGTAACTTTGCATTAATTCCGGGTGAAGGCATTCTTGTGCAGAACGGTATTTACATGATTATGACTAACATTACTTCTGCAAACATTTATTATGGCTAAGAAAACCCCTTCTCTTGCTGTGGGTCGTGGTGAAAAGCTTCCTGTAAAGCAAGGGGCTGGTCTTACCGCCAAGGGACGTGCAAAGTACAACGCAGCAACAGGGTCTCACTTAAAAGCTCCGCAGCCAGAAGGTGGCCCACGCAAGAAGTCTTTTTGTGCAAGGATGTCGGGAATGCCCGGCCCGATGAAAGATGAAAACGGTAAACCAACTCGTAAAGCAGCGAGTTTAAAACGTTGGAAATGCTGATGAGTAACGATCCCATAATGACTGCCCGTGAACTGGCCACTCACGCAAGTGATATTAAACACTTGCAGGAAGACATAGATAGGCTTGTGGTTACTGTTAATTCAATGAAAGAAAGCCTTGATGAGATCAGAAAAAAACTTGATCAAGTTGAGGGTGGTTGGAAAGCTTTGATGTGGCTTGGTGGCGCAATTAGCGCCGGAACTGGCGTTGTAGGTTATATCGTTGGTCACTGGGGTAAATAATGCCAAGCTCTTCTAAAAAACAACATAATTTTATGGCGGCAATTGCACACAATCCTGCTTTTGCTAAAAAAGTTGGTGTTTCTCAATCTGTTGGTAAAGACTTTAACACTGCCGATAAAGGCAAAACATTTAAGGAAGGTGGTGCTATGAAAAACGACATGAAAGAAGACATGAAAATGGACAAGTCACAAGATAAAGCCATGATTAAGAAAGCGTTTAAACAACATGACGCCCAAGAACACAAAGGTGACAAAGGCACTAACCTTGCGCTAAAGAAAGGCGGTATGCCAATGGTCATGAAAGATGGAAAAAAGATTCCAGCATTTGCCGCTAAAAAGGGTGGTATGCCGCCTGAAATGATGGGCAAGTCTAGCCGTCCTGACATGATGGGCAAGTCTAACCGTCCTGACATGATGGGTCGTTCAATGCCAAAGCGTCCAATGCCTGATGAAATGCCAGCACCCATGATGAAAAAGGGCGGCATGACCAAAATGGCTTCCGGCGGAATGGCTTCTAGTCGTGCTGATGGCTGTGCAACAAAGGGCAAGACTAAAGGCAAGATGGTTACAATGAATCGTGGTGGTAAAACCTGCTAAAGGATTTATTATGATTGCCTCAAGAGGTATGGGTGCTATCCTGCCTTCTAAAATGCCAAAAGGTAAAAAGATTGTTCGCAAGGACAATCCTAATGACGTTACGTCATACAAAGAAGGCGGGGAAACAAAGTCTAAAGTAAACGAGGCTGGCAACTACACTAAACCTAACTTGCGTAAACGTATCTTTAATAGTGTAAAAGCCGCAGCAGTTCAAGGTACAGGAGCTGGTCAATGGTCGGCCAGAAAGGCGCAGCTAATGGCCAAGCGTTACAAAGCCGCTGGTGGTGGATATAAATGAGCAGCCTAGCAAAACCGCAGCAGTCTTTAAAAGCTTGGGGTGACCAAAAATGGACAACCAAGTCAGGTAAAAAATCGTCTGAAACAGGTGAGCGGTATTTGCCAAAGAAAGCCATTGAATCCCTAAGCCCTGCGGAATATGCGGCCACAACCAAAGCAAAACGCAAAGGTAAGGCGGCAGGCAAACAATTTGTAGCCCAGCCTAAAACAATTGCTAAAAAAACGTCAGGATTTAGATAATGACAACTTCAGGAACCAGCGCATTTAACCTTGATCTTAATGATCTGGTTGAAGAAGCTTTTGAGCGATGCGGCTCTGAGCTTAGGTCTGGTTACGACCTACGTACAGCTCGTCGAAGTTTAAACATCTTGACAATTGAGTGGGCCAACCGTGGAATTAACCTTTGGACTATTGAGCAAGGCTCTATTCCAATGGTTACTGGCCAAGCGTCTTACGACCTGCCAGTCGATACAATTGACTTGCTCGACACAGTAATTCGCACAGGTTCTGGCGCTAATCAGATTGACATTAACATCAGCAGAATTTCTTCTTCGACATACGCCACAATCCCAACAAAAAACGCCGTTGGCAGGCCAATTCAAGTTTGGATTCAACGCATGACCGGCGCTAAATACCCAGCAGGTCTTGGACCTTATGGCACAGACCCTGTCACAAATATTGACGCACCAAAGATTACTGTTTGGCCAACACCAAACGCACCGGGCAATCAATACACATTCGTTTACTGGCGCTTGCGCCGCATTCAGGACATTGGCACAGGTGCTTCAACTCAAGATATTCCGTTTCGTTTTATTCCTGCAATGGTTGCAGGCCTTGCTTCATACCTATCGGCAAAGATTCCCGGAGTCGACATGCAACGATCGATGGCATTAAAAGCAGATTACGAACAGCAGTTGCAGTTAGCTATGGACGAAGACCGTGAAAAGGCTCCTCTTAGGTTTGTTCCAAGAATGCATTTTTATTGAGGTGATTTATGCCCTCTAAATATGCTTCAGGTAAATTTTCGATTGCTGAGTGTGACCGGTGCGGGTTTAGATTTAAACTTAAAGTATTGCGCCATGAGACTGTAAAGACTAAGTTATTCCAAGTTAAAGTTTGTCAAGAATGTTGGAGTCCAGATCATCCGCAATTGCAGCTTGGAATGTATCCGGTTAATGATCCACAAGCCGTGCGTCAGCCAAGGCCTGATGTATCTTATGCGGTGTCTGGGAACACAGGGCTTTACACCTCTATTGTTTCAAGCAATAACACTAGCAGCGCAGGGTATCCGTCAGACGGTAGCAGGCAAACGCAGTGGGGCTGGTATCCAGTAGGTGGCGCAAGAGCATACGATGATTCACTTACGCCAAACGACTTAATTTTATTAATACAAATTGGCACAGTAACAACTACTTAGGAGCCTGTCATGGCATACACACGAAACGCAGATGGAGTAGTAAACAAAGGCAAAACCAAGGGTAAAAACTTTGGAAATATTGGCCCAGTTAAAGGCTTAGAAAATGGTGGTAAAAAATCCGCTGGTGTTACTGGCAAAACCATGCGAGCGGTTGGTCGCAACATGGCTCGTGCAAACAACCAAAAAGGTTAATCATGGGAAAATTTAGTCAAAAAATGATGGGTAAAGAGGTTGGGTCGGCCTCTGTTTATGCTGAGCCTCACACAATGGGCGGCGTAAGTTTGAAGGGTTTTGGCAAAGAAGCTAATAGCGCAAAACAGTCTGCGTCAGGCTCACGCACAAGCGACCCTAATAAACAAAACGCACTGGAAACAACCCCCACTAGCGGCTCTAAACGGGTCAGCGCAGGTGATCCTGCACGAGATGATGTTAAGACATCAGGCATTAAGATTCGTGGCACTGGGTGCGCTACAAAAGGTATTATGGCTCGTGGACCTATGTGCTAACTATGAATTACATTCAACTGCAACAGGCAATACAGAATTATGCAGAGAATACTGAGAGTCTGTTTGTATCCAGTATTCCTACGTTTATTCAAGAGGCTGAACGGCGCATTTACAACAGCGTTCAGCTACCGTCTTTGCGAAAGAATGTAACGGGTACTTTGACTCAGTACAACGGGTATGTGTCGTTGCCTGATGATTGGTTAGCGCCGTATTCAATTGCAGTAATTGATGCCACTGGTAATTATCAATACCTTCTAAACAAAGACGTTAACTTTATTCGTGAAGCGTATCCTAACCCCGGTAACGCCAACTCAGGGTTACCTAGGTTTTACGCATTGTTTGGTTCACAGTATTCAAACATCAATGAATTGACTCTTCTAGTCGGTCCATCTCCTGACGCAAACTACTCAGTAGAAATGCACTATTACTACTACCCGCCTACTATTGTACAAGGGCAAGTTACTACGTTCTCTACGCCTCTGACGGGCGGTTCTAGTTACATTAGTGGTGTGTACGCTAATGTACCGTTAACAGGTGGTTCTGGTTCAAACTTGACCGCAACTATTCTTGTAGTAAGCGGTGCGGTAACAGAAGTAACGATTAATAACGGTGGATCGCTCTATATAGCGGGTAATGTTTTGTCAGCAAGCAATACATATCTCGGTGGTTCAGGTTCTGGATTTTCTATTACTGTTGCAGCGGTCTCTAACACAACCGGTACAAGTTGGCTTGGCGATAACTACGACCCCGCTTTGCTATACGGCGCAATGCGTGAAGCTATGATCTTCATGAAGGGCGAAGCTGATATGGTTGGTTACTACGAGCAGAAGTACACAGAAGCCCTTAGCCAGTTAAACCGCCTTGGTACAGGTCTTGAGCGTGGTGATAGTTATCGGGACGGGCAGGCAAAGATTAAGGTCAACCCATGATTGTTCAAACATCTTGCACGATTTTTGGGTTGAACTTGTTAAAAGGGCTAGAAAATTTTACAGGTTCTTCGCCATATGTATACAAAATCGCACTTTATAATGCAAATGCAAACTTAGATAACACTACCACTGCATACACAACGACAAACGAAGTTACAGGCACAGGCTACACGGCAAGTGGCAAAGTTTTAACGCCAATTGCACCAAGTTCAGATACGGCAAACAATACGGCTTTTGTGTCGTTTAATGACGTAACTTGGAACCCTGCAAGCTTCACAACACGGGGTGCGCTGATTTACAATAGCACCACGGGTGCGGCTGTGTTTGTTTTGAATTTTGGTTCGGACAAAATCCCAAACGGTACATTCACTGTAACTTTCCCAACGGCGAACTCAACTAACGCCATCATTAGGATCACATAACATGAGCGATGAAATTACAAAACTTGGAGATGCAGTTGATGCAACTGTTACCCGCAATGCCGGATCACAAGAATTAGTTGGTCTTGAAGGTGTATATACCTTTGAGTGTTATGACGCTCAGGGCAATCTGAAGTGGGCAGACAATATTGAAAACCTGACAACAAACGTTGGTCGTAAGAGCTTGTTGGATTCATACTTTGCCAACACAGGCGGCGGCGCTGTCGTCATGGGGTTAAAAGGTACAGGCACAGCAGCTTACGCTGACACACAAGCCAGCCATGCCACATGGTTGGAAGTGGGTTTGGCAAACGCTCCTACGTACTCTGGTACACGCAAGACACCAGCTTTTAGCGCAGCAACAACAGCTAACCCCTCAGTGCTTACAACAAGTGCTGCGGTAATCTTTGCGATGACAAGTTCTGGCACAGTGGCTGGGGCGTTCATCAACATTGGTGGCTCTTCAACAATTGACAATACGACTGGCACTTTGTTTTCAGCAGGTGACTTTACCGCCGGTTCAAAGACTGTAACGTCAGGCGACACAATTAACGTAACTTACACTCTGAGCGCTTCGGGCTAAGGAGCTTTAAATGGCTCTTGTAGTTTATGACAGAGTACAGGAAACGACGACTACAACGGGTACAGGCTCAGTAACATTGCTGGGTGCTGTAACGGGGTATCAGTCGTTTGCAGTCGTTGGTAACTCTAACACCACGTACTACTGTATTGCGGATCAGGGTGGCTCCAATTGGGAGGTCGGTATAGGGACGTACTCAACGACCGGTCCGACTCTTGCACGTACAACAGTTTTAAGTTCATCAAATTCTGGATCGTTGGTTAACTTCCCAGCTGGAACTAAAACAGTATTTGTGACTTACCCCGCTGGGCGCTCTGTGTATGGAGACGGAACCATCTCAGTCACAGGAACCGGCTCAAATGTATTAGCAACAAGCCCAAC